ATATTAAAAATCAACAACATTCATCGTTCAAAGCTCTTGAAATTGGTAAATCAATCCTCAAAGAAACCCCTGAAAGATTATCATTGAAAATAGTGTCAGCAGATCCTTTGCCTGACCTGATCAATCGAACTCCCCACTTTGAGATTCGTTCTCTTGTCGCTGTTGCTGTTAGTTCCTCAATGTACTTGTATTGTCTACAAGCATCAACGAAATTATAACTCAAATCCTCCATAACGTTTACAACATTGCTGTAAAAGTCATCAATAAGCCAATCTTCATAATTCGCAATATCCATAAAGTAAACCTCCAGGCTTTCAGTACTTTCAATTGTAGACGTTGGATCAAGTTCTTGAGTTGATGATCCGTTTTCAAAGATGATTACAGCTGGATATTTAGCATTGGCATTCTGTTCTTTGTCAATCTCGTTTGACATTTGGATTGGATTACCATAGTAAACATAAGGAGCATCAGAAGTCCAAGTTGAGCCTGATGGTAAAGCTGTAAAGTTTACAGTTATATCAGTGTCAGTTGTAAAACTCACAACCTCATAAGATACGCCTCCAACAGTAACAAAAGGATTCTCACAATCGCCAACAGTCAAACCATCAGTTGAATCAGTGTTGAATGTAGCTGTTCCATTGCCATTATCAACAACAGCAGAAACAGAACCTGTTTTTCTGAATAGATCAACAACAGTGTTTATTATCTCTCTTAATTTCGTTCGTGTTGTTTTTGGAGTGCAAGCCATTAGTCTAAGGATTTACAGATAAGGTTTAAAAATTCAACAGTAATATTTTGTGTCCCTGAATCGTTCTCAATCCAAAGCTCAATATAATCATTCTCATCCATTTCAAATATAGTCTGAACATGAATGGCTTCAGCTTTTCCATTCCCTGAAGTAGTTGCATACATTTCTGAATCAGGAATAACAACCCCATTTTTCGCAACGTATAAGCCAATTATTTGATTGTTCCCTGATGTATATGATGCTGTAGCTGATACTTGGAAGTTTCTCGTTAAACCTCCGGTATAAGTTAATCTATTATCTGAATGACTGAATTTCTGATTGATTATGTTAGCTGTTGACGCTCCCTCAATTTTAACAGCAACTCCTTGAGAAGTGATTGTTGTCGCTGTTGCATTGTTCAACATGTAATAGTTTCCAATTTCAGCAGTGTTTTTTACCCCTCTTGAGTTTTCAATTCTTGTCCTATTGTCACTTTCAGTTATACCTGAAAGATAAGTTGAACCTCCAGCAAAATTCACTGTATCAAAAATATATCCTTCTGTTGGAATCGTAGCTAAAACATCAGCATTTAAAGCAACAGTTGATCCAAAAGCAATAACTGAAGAATAAATCATTCTGAATCTCCTGGATATTGTCAAAGAAGAATCAAGTTTAAAGATATTTCCAACAGCTCCTGAACCCCTGAATAAGCTATTAGCCAAAGCGATTGTTCCATGAGACCCCGAAAAAGTCAACCCTTCAGAACCCAAGAAAGCTCCTTTATCGTAGATGAAATTATCTGCTGTTGATATTTCTCCAATGTTTGGAATATTAGTGAAATTCAATCCAGTCCAATCAAGAGCAACTGGTGCATTCGTTACTCCATTAATATCAAGACAAGTGTCAACATCTCTAAAGGTTATATTTCTTATAGGAGTTGTCCATTCAGTTGTAAACAAAGCAACGCCAGCTGTCAATCCAGTTGATGTTATTGAGCAGTTTTCAGATGATGAACCAATAATTGTTGTGTCTTGACTTCCAACAAGCCTATCTCCAGTAAGATCAACGTCAGCAGTGAAATAATATGTTTTTTCAGCTTCTAAAGTTATAACACCACTAACAGCAGTTGGAAGATCAGATTTGGTTGAGATATACTCAAAGTTTGGAATTGTAACAGTTCCTCCATTTGTAGTGAACAACCCTGAAACAAGCTCAACAAGCTCTTCTCCACTTATAGCAGATAGATTTACAACGTCATTATAATCAACTGTTATTTCATTAACACCGTTAAGAACAACATTCTTTTGAGACACTTTCATAAAGTCTCCAACTGGCCTGATTACAACATCCTTAAAATTAAGAAAGTAAGGCTCTGCTTGTGTTGAATCATCAATTTCAAGAATTGAGTTTCCTCTTTTGTATATATTTACAGCCATACATTAAAACAATTCACAAATTAATCTTAATAAACTTTTTCCATCAGTAGCTCCAGAAGGAGTTACAACATCATTAAAGCTTATTTTTATCTCCTCAACACCTTCTTGAATTACTTTCTTTTGAGATATTCCAACGAAATCCCCAAAAGACCTTAAAACAATATCATCAAAATTAAGAAATACAGATTCTGTTTTTGTCGAATCTTCAATTTCAAGAATTGAGTTGCCATGTGAGTTTATTACTATTGCCATATATTAAAACATTCCTCTAAAAAACAATTTCTTTTTAGCCTTCCCTTTGTACGTTGGATAAAGTTCAAATTTAATCGTTGAATCTGATGGGAAAACTGTTCCTGATGTTTCACTTATCTCAAAGCTTGTATCACTTATAAGGTTAGAAACAACATAATCAGTCCCATTAATATCAATCGAATCTCCATCTTGAATGTATTTAGTATCACTAACAGAAACCAAATAAATATCCCCAGTCTGATCAACAATGCTCGAAGGAATATATTCTTTATCATTGTAATCTGAAATAAATCTTTGAGCTGCATCATACAAATCAACAGCCAATCTTTGTCTATCTTCAGCTGTTTCATTTACCTTAGTTATTGAAGTATTGAAAGCATTTCTTGAGCTTCCTTCAACCTCCCCAATTATTGTGTTTTGATAAACTTGTTCAGGCAAATATTCAGCATAAACAAACAATCTCAACATTCTCTTTAATCCAACATAATCAATTGTATATGCTGAGTCACTTGGATCTGTATATTCTAAGCCATTTAATAACTCTTTGAATCTGTCTCTGCTTCCAGCATCATTTCCAAAAGAATCAGCTTTAAACGTCAAATAAAGAGTATCTCCAAGCATTTTCTTCAACACATCCTCTTCAACTCTGTCAACATAAGCTTGAAGATCAGCAACAGTGAACTTGTTTTTAGAGATGTTAACCTCTCCTGTGAAATCTGATGTTAAAGTGATGCTCATTATTCAGCTTTTTTTGCTCTTGGTTTTCTTTTTGGTTTAGCTTCTTCTTTGTACTCTTCTGCAATACCTTTTTTGATCAAAGTATCTGCAACTCTTAAAGCAAAGCTTCTCACATCTCCATCCTTGATCTTGTCAGTTGGGATTGCATCAGCTTTTAATATCTTAACTTGTTTTCTCATAAGAATAGTCTTTTACCACAAAAACCCCCCGACCAATGGAAGGGAGGCTCTGTGTAGTTAAACTACATTAAACAGTCTCTAAAGCAGCAGCATCAGTTGATAATGTACCAGTAACAAATGACGTTCTGTCATTGTTCTTAACATAAACAACACCTCTCCACTCAGCTCTGATTGTTTTGTAGTTCTTAACAAAGTTATCAGCATTGTATCCAATCTCGATTGAAACACCTTGCTTTTGTAACATGAAAGCCTTTGTGAAATCTCCGATTAAATACTCATCTTGAGTCACTAATGTAGTTGGGATAATTGGAATACCATCAAGGCTTAATTGACCTGCAACCATAGCTAATCTCTCAACATATCTCTTATCAGTTGAAGATACTTTCTCCATTTTAAGAGCAGTAACGTCAGAAGGATTTAAGAAGATAGCGTTTGGCATTCCTTGTTCAGCTAAAGCAATTTGGTTAGCAGCAACAGTCAATACATCAACAGTGTTAGCGTTATCAATTGATAAAGCGAATGCACCAGCAGCAAAAGCAGTTGCAACAGTTTTTACACCGTTTAATTGAGGAGAAACTCCTGAACCACTATAAGAACCTAATTCAACAGCTTTTAAAAGCTCTCTTGTTAATTCGTCATTGATAGCAGATTGGATGAACTCAACGTCATCAAGCATCTCATCAGTTACTGTAATGTAAGCAGTTGTTTTCTCAACCTTTTGAGATCCAACTAATAAATCAAAGTCAATTTGATTCTTAGCAGCACCCTCAGCAGTTTGACCAGCAGAACCATCTTTGTTAGCTTGATAAACCCACTCAACTAAGTTTGAAGAAATAGAACCTCTTTGAAGAACGTCCAAGAATCTTACTTGTCTTGATGCAACCTCGTTTAATCCTGGTAATCTGAAAGCTTGAGGAACTGCTCCTGTAACGTTTCCTGAGATAGACATATCTCCAGCAACTTTCAACTCAAGTTTTACATTGTCATTTGCAGATGAAGAGTTTTTCAACTTTGTTAAATCCTCTTTTCTGTCAGATAACATCTCCAATAAAGACTTCTCTTCGTTTGTTTTGTTAGCCTTATGACCTTTAGTCATTGCAACTCCCATCTCAACAAGCTTCTCATTGATAGACTTGAATTGAGCGTCTCTTGCAGCCTCCAAATCAGACTTCAAAGAATCAATATCTTCTTTGCTTGCTTTAGCCTCAACAGCCTTTGCAATAGCTTCATTTTGCTCTTTGTTGTACTCGTTGTACAATCCTGCCTGAGCTTCAGCATCTTTAGCATTGAAATCAGCCTCTGTGATTCCTTTTGCTTCTAAAAATTTAGCAAATGTTTTCATTTTGCAGTTTAAAATTAAAGTAAATAAAATGATTGTTTATCACTCGGCTTTTCAGATTTCAAAGTATCCTTAACAGATGGCTTCAATACGAAAAGTGAATTTCTTAATTCTTGTAATTGCTTGAATCTTGCCTCCAAGTTTTCAAGTCTTTCATCAGTTCCTGTTCCTCTCTTGATAGCTTTCAAGAATGATCCTTCAAGCTCATTGAATCTCTTCAACGCTCCTTCAGTATCTCCTGACTTTGCAGCCTCAATTACTGGTGTGAACTCGTTTGCTCCAAATGTAACGCCTGAAACCTCCCAAAGTTTAACCTCAGTTATTTCAAAGTGTCCATCAGGGGAAAAGCTTTGATCCTCTACAAATTTGATCTTATCAGAAATGTAGTTGAACCCAATTGAATGCTCTCTTAAAATACCATCTTGATAATCAAGTAAAGCATCAGTTCCTTTTGTAGATCTTCCAAGTTGAGCAACGAACTTAAGTCCAAACTCATCCTCTTCCATCTCTAAGAACTTACCGATTTGATGCTCCCAATCGTGATTTCTTAAATGAGCTATCTTTCTATTCCCTGAAGCGTCAACACCTCTTTCTTGAATAGACTTAGCAAATGCACCCTTTCGGATAACATCCATATCAGAATCAATGACATCAAAAGCTGATCCATATCCTTTAACAATACGGTTTTTTTCATCAATATCCTCCATTTTAAGGAGCATTGACTTAGTTCCGTAGTGTTTATTTAGTTTATCTTCTAAATTCATGGCTGTTAAGTTAAGAATTATCTTGATTATTTTCTCTTAATTTAGGAATCAAATCAGCAGATTCATCATCTAAAAGCTCTAATCCGTTTAATTTTCTGTACTCATTCACTGAAATACTACCTGAATCAGCGTGAATTTTAGCAACTTCAGCTCTTGTTTTCGCATCAGCTTGTAAAGCATCAATTCCTGTCAAGTCATAGTCAAGCGTATATTGCTCTCCAAAAGAAGGAGCAAGCCATGAGTTATATCTTTGTTTGAATTTCTCAAGTAAAGGAATAACAGCATCATTCCACATTGCTTTCTCAGCTTGTTGAACGTTGTTAAATGTTGAGTTTGCAGGATCGTTAAACAGCCTTGATGATACTTTGTAGATGTTACAAATAGCTCTTAATGAAAGAACCCCTTGTTCAATCATTTGTAAGTCAGTTGAACTCATTCCCATCTGTAAGAAGTCAACATTTGCACCTGTAAACATAGGAGATCCAAAGTTTTTCCCTCCTCCGAAAGTATCTCTGTACTGCTTTTGCATATCTTCAGCATCATCTTTCCTCATGCCTCTGTCGGTCCTGGAAGTAACAATTCCCATAGCTCCCTTGTTCTTCAACATTGAGGCCATTGCTTCCCATTGCTCATTATTCGCTGAATAAACAAACATTGCAGCCTCTAAAGGAGATAAACCAATGAGAGTCTCAAAACCAATTATTCTTGGATCAAATGCTTTAATGTGAGCAACCTCTTCAGAACTGAATTTCTGTATCTCTGTTGATTGCATTTCATACCCTGCTATTGGAGTGATTTCATTTCCTACAATTGGAGCTGTCACTTGTGAAGGTAAGACAGAAAGCTCTCTGAATCCTTGAAAGCCAACAGCCTCTGTTCCGTTGATGTAAGTGTTTCCAGTTAGCAAGTACATTATTGCAGCTGATTCTTGGAACTCTGACCATGTTTGTAGCTGATTAGGGCAATCAAGCACTCTGTTAAGCTCTGAATCAGTCACAACCTCCAAACCGTTTCTTGTTTCTTGCTTTACCTCCCACTTAACGCCTGCAAAGTTTTGAGCAATCTTTGAAACAACAGCAAAAACATCAGGATTTGAAACATATCCTTCTTTTATGAAGTTTTTTGTTTTCCTTGTTGAGAAGTTGTAACCCCCAAATCCAACACCTGAATTGTTTAAAAAAGAATAAGCTTTGTTTGGATCACTGAAATCATCGCCAAGCAATGACTTTATGATAAATTTTTTCAATGGATTCATATATTTTGCAAAATATGCTGTTAAATTACGAAAAATTCATTTTGTGTACCTACATAAGACACATAATATCTAATTGCATCAATGATATGATTGTAATCATCAACAGGCTTTCCTGATCTTCTGTCATTCCATTGATAATTATTAAGCTCCTCTTTCAAGTTATGGCTATCAGGATCAACAATAAGTTTATAGTTCTGCAACAGCCTTATTCCAGTCACAATTGAATCAGGACCTTTGATTGCTCCTTTGACATTATATCCCTCATCCCATATCTCATCAATCAATCTCGGCTCTGCTGAATCAGCAACGATTAGCTCATCTTTGCCACACTCTTTCTGTAATATCAAACAGATGTCATTAGTTTTCAAATAAGGCTCGTAAAGAAGCTCTTTGAGGTATATCTTATTGTTCTTGTTATCAACAGCAACTTTGACCAATGTTGTTGGATCGTTGCTATATCCAAAGTCCATACCAAAACCAAAATCAAGATCATTGTTGAACTCTCCCTCAATCCAATTATCAAAGATAACTCCTTCAGGCCTTTCAATCCAAGCTCCAAGATAATTGTGAGCATACCAATCAGGATTTTGTTCTTTTGCGTTTAAGGCTTTCTTTTTCCAGGAGTCAGTTAAATTCTCATCATTATCAAGCCATGAAGTATGGATCTGTTCAACATCAGGATGATCAGAGATGGTTATTGGGAATCCATCAATCATTATCTGCTTTGAATGACCTTGCACCCATCTTTTATAGATGAAATGTTCCTTGTTGGATGGGTTTTGAATCCAAATGACTCTGTTTTGTTGCGTTGTTGTTCGTATTGAGTCATCAATAGTATCAAAGGTTTTCTCATCTTGAAAGTCCTCTCCTTCTTCAACCACGAAAGTTGTTACTCCAGCTAATGATTTTAAGTTGGCTTTTTGACTGTTTGAGCCTGCTTTGATACCTCTAAACCAAATAAAGCAGCCTGTTAGCTTGTTTGTGATGTCCTTGCTTGTAACGTCAAAATGAGACTCAACTCCAAGCCTGGCAATTGCATCCTTAAACTCAGGTATAATTGATGTCTCTGCTGATGTCATTGTATACCTTGTGAACAGTATGCCATGACCTTGCTCATAAGTTAAGCGAAGTAAATAATCACAAATAGCAAAAGACTTTCCTGAACCTCTTCCCCCTGTTAGTAAGAAATACCTCTTTTGTGAATAGTACAAAGGCTGATATTTATCACTAAGCTGAATCTCCATCCTCTTTCTTTACCCAAGATATTACTGGAACTTGAACAGAATCATCAGAGATTTCATGAGCAACAGTCTCTTTAGGTTTACCGAATCTGTAGTTCATAAACAAGGTTAAAGCTCTCACATCTCCTGACTTAACTAAATCTATTAAAGTGTTAATTGCAACGTCATCATGAGGCTGAAGCTTCTCAATAAGCTCCTGCTCTTTCGCTTTTGGTTTACGTCCTGAACCAGCTCTCGCTCCTCCGTTTTTCTTTCTTCCATCTGCCATAATTGAAAATAATTGCTTAATCAATTATAAATATACTAAAATCAATAAAAAGAGTTATTTTTAACCGTTTTATCATAACAAAAACAAACTAAATGAGCAGAAGAAAATCAAAGGTTAACTACGACAAAAAGAAACCTCACAGAGTACCAATGACTCCTGAAGAGCGTGAAATGTGGAGCGACTTCAAAAGCAATCAAGAGAGTTCAGAAGAAACCCTTCAAGAGTTTGCAAAAAGAAAAGAGATTAATCTCAACGATGTCCATCAGGTATGGCATAAAGGAAAGTATTTTTCTGTAAAGACAAAGCCAGGATCAGTCACTTATGATCAAGTAAAGGATGATTTGATTGCTCAAATGAATCAGCACTCTCCAAATTACTTCAAGATTAAGCGTGATAAGATAACAGATGGCCATTTGTTAGTGATTGACATAAGCGATTTACATCTAAATAAGCACGCTGA